ATTTATTCATCTAAATATTTGAAAATAAAATTTTTAGATGTTTTTTGTTTATTATACAAAACAGCTTTAATACCACTTGCGCAAATATTCAAAAAATCTCCTGCTTCTTTTATTGAATTAAATTTATTAAGTTCATTCATTTCTAAATCATATTGAATAATTGGTCTAGTGTATTTTTTCTTAATATTATTAGTATAATTATGTTTACTATTTTCAGAAGATGTTACCCATTCTAAATTATCAACACAATTATTTGTTTTATTACCATCAATATGATTAACAAATGATTTATTTCCAGGATTAGAAATAAACATTAAAGCAACTAAACGATGTATAGCAAATTTTTTTATATTCACTCGCACATAAATGTAACCACTATGATGAGGCTTATAATCTTTCATTATTATTCCTTTGCTGTTTTTAAATCTTCCTAAATTAGATATGTAGTAATTCTCAGATTCAAAATCGTGTATTTTTATTTCTTTCCATGTTTCATTTTCATGTGATGATTGTTCTTCAAGTTCCCATTTATAACCAAATGATGATTTATATACTCCTCTTATCATATTACTTACATTAGTTCTTCCTGAATGAATATTTTTTGCCAAATTATTATCATATAACCAAATGCCTGCCAATTCAATAGATTTATATTTTTCTAAAACCTTATTCGTATCTTTATCAATTCTATAAACACATTTATTCTGATTTGTAGTTTGTGTTAATCCTTTGCATTTGTGTAAATTATTTTCTAATGCTGTATTCCATTCAAGATTGGTTACGTTATTATTTAACGGATTTTTATCAATATGATTAACATGAGGTTTATTTTCAGGATTGGGTATAAAAGCTTTTGCAACTAATCTATGTAATTGCATAGTTTTTACTTTTGTTTTACTCAATCCTACAACAATATATCCACCTGATTTACAAGGTTTTAATATTCTTCCTGTTTTTGTATTCTTTATTCTTCCTAAATTACTCACTTCATAATTTTCAAATTCATTCACTTCTTTCCATTCTTCATTTTCCTCCATATATATTACTACAATATTATCTTTAAACCATTTCTAAAAAACAATAAACAATAAATTCTTCTAAAATTTTAAATCCACATATAATATGTCTACAAATTCAAACGTAGAAGAAGACCTTGAAACTATTATTGATAGAAATATCAACAACAATGATAGATTAAATTTATCTCGTAAAAACATAACAATTATACCAGAAAGTATTGGAAATCTAGTAAATTTAATGGATTTAGAGTTATATAATAATCAAATAACAACGTTGCCAGAAAGTTTTGGAAATTTGACAAGTTTAAGTGCATTAAATTTAAGTGATAATCAAATAACAACTCTACCAGAAAGTTTTGGAAATTTGATAGATTTGAATGATTTAGATTTAAGCGAGAATCAAATAGAAACCTTGCCAGAAAGTTTTGGAAATTTGACAAATTTAACTGGTTTAGATATTCATAGAAATATACTAACAACCTTGCCGGAAAGTTTTGGAAACCTTGCAAATTTGCGTGGTTTAGATTTAGCAAACAACAGAATTACAACTCTACCAGAAAGTTTTGGAAATTTGACAAATTTGTCCGAGTTATTGTTAGCAAACAACAGAATTACAACTCTACCAGAAAGTTTTGGAAATTTGACAAATTTAACTGATTTAGAGATTGATGGAAATCTACTAACAACCTTACCGGAAAGTTTTGGAAACTTGACAAATTTATCCAACTTATTTTTAGGAAACAGCAGAATTACATCTCTACCAGAAAGTTTTGGAAATTTGACAAATTTATACAAGTTAGATTTAGAAGACACCGAAATTTCTCGTAATCCACTATCAGAAGAGATGCGTATTTTATTAAGGAGGCTGGAACGTAATGGAACAATTATTTATGGTATTTATAGTGATCAACTTGATGATGATACAGGCGAAGATACCGACGAAGATCCCGATGAAGAAATCGTTCAAGTTAATGCTAGGCAAATTCATGAAGAATCAGGTAAAATAAATTATGATTTGTTGATTTCTTTTTTGAAAGAAAAAACAGGAAATATAGAATTTCCTTTGAATTTAGTTTATCCAGATTATATCAGAAGAAATTTATTACAATTCATAAATCAACTAAATGAAAATGAAGAAACCAAGCAAACCTTGATACGTGGTATGGAAAATATTATGACACAAAGATTGGATGGGTTAAATTATAATGATTTTTCAATTAATTATAAAAAAGCATTATTTTACTCAATAGAATTTGCAAAACTACAATCAAATCAATTTAAAAATGATTATATAAAAAATTTCATAAAGGATTGTAATGAGGCGTATGAAGGAGAAGATGGTTTGACATGTGCCGCAGGAGCAATTGAGCGTTTTTGGATGATGCTGATACCAGCGTGTACATTAATTACTTCTATGCAAGGACAAGATGAAGATTTAATAAATACGTATACTACGTTGATAGGTATTTTAACATACGTTAAAGATGTTTACATTAATCAGTATATTAAAGATTGGTATGTTTTGCATAAAAATACAGGCGACAATAAATTTGTGAATATGAGTGAAGACGATATAAAAGAAAATCTAAAAACATTTGTATTGGAAAAATTTCCCGAAAATGATAAGGCCTACGTGGAAGAAAAATTGAATGAAATTATACCCGCATTGAGTTTTGATGAAGATGATTTTGTATATAATGGAGGCAAAAAAAGAAGAAGATCAAAAAATAAAACTAAAAAAAGAAAAACAATAAAGCGTAATAATAAGACAAAATCAAAAAGTAAAACTAACAAAAAACGAAAATCCAAATCAAAAAAGGTAACGAAAAAACGCAAAACAATAAGGCGTAATAATAAAACCAAAAGACGCAAATCAATAAAGAAATAACAAAACCCACTTAAAGTGATCTCGCCAAATATATACAACACCATGACTGACGTAAAATTAGCCCACGACGACGACATTATCAAAACCGAAGAAGGCTTAATATTTAATCCATTTAACCCATTAAATATTAAGATTACATTAGATGACGTCAAATGTATTCTTTCTAAATACGGAATACCGCAAACAGTAAACAATATGGCGCTTTATGAGCGCGCATTTGTTCATCGCTCTTACACAAAACGCCCCAATTTTGAAAATATTGCACAAAATATCACCATCGTAGACCGACCACTTGATTGCATGCCTTTAAGCAGCAAATCCAATGAACGTCTAGAGTTTTTAGGCGATGGTATTTTGGAATTAGTAACCAAATATTATTTATATCGCCGTTTTCCTAAGGAAAACGAAGGGTTTATGACCGAAAAGAAAATCGCCATCGTCAAGAACGAAGCAATTGGTAAAATCGCACTTGAAATGGGTTTGCACAAATGGTTAATCATATCTAAACACGCAGAGGAAAAGAAAATTCGTACTAACTTGAAAAAATTGGGTTGTCTCTTTGAGTCCTTTTTAGGTGCTCTTTTTCTAGACTTTAATAAAATCAAGGTCAGCGATCAAGATGGCTGGTTTCAATCTATGTTTGTTACAGGCCCCGGATTTCAAATGGCGCAAAAATTCGTAGAAAATATTTTTGAAAAACATATTGACTGGATATCACTTATTACCAACGATGACAATTATAAAAATATTCTACAAGTGAAGATTCAAAAAGAATTCAAGGTTACTCCGCATTATTTAGAAATTGAACATGATGCCGATTTTGGATATAAAATGGGTGTATATTTATGTCTTGGACAACCAATCCATAGTGTGACTCATGATGATTCAGTTGATATTTCTTATTTTAAAACATTCAAATCAATTCATGATTATGTTGCTGAAAATAGTAAAATATTTTTATTTATGGGAGAAGGTCAACATAAAATAAAGCGTAAGGCCGAACAAATCGCTTGTAATGAGGCCATTAAAATTATTGAAGAAAACAACGGAAATATTGATATTAGTGAAATTGGTGATAATATTGAAGAATAAATCTAAAAACACAAATTTATTCTATTTGAATTATATAAGCATTAACAAATGAATCCTTTAGAAAAATTAAAACAAAAATTAATGGCGAAACCCACTATTAATGAAATACAACCTGTGGTAGTTGCCATTCAAGGAGAAACAAAAGCTAACGCAACTAAAATAAAAGGAAACCAAGCTGAAAAGGAAGAAGGTGAGGTGAGTGAAGCAACGGCTGAGCCGGAGCCTGAGTTAGCGACCAAAATGGTTGTGATAGATGAAACAAACAAAGATTATGATCGCAATGTTCTTTTGATGAAATTAGCTGAAAATAAAAAAACAAAGGTCAAAGTAAAACCTATTATGGAAGCAGTTGAAGCAAGTAAGCAAGTTGAACCAATACCTCAACCTCCCGTAGTAATACCAGAACAACCGCCTGCAAAGAAGGCAAAGAAAGTGGCAAAAAGACCACTTATTATTATTGAAGGCGATGAAGAAATTGAGAACGCTGACAAAAATGAAATTGAAAACAAACAAGAAGCATTAGAAATCATCGCAGAAGAACTTCCACAAGAAGAGGTCGTCGCATTGACTGAAAAAAAAGAACCAACCAAGAGAGGTCGTACAACAAAAAAGGTAGAAAAAGGTATTGCAGTGTTAGGACCTGAAAATGTCGTAGAAATTGGCGATACGCCTTTGTCGCAGAGATTGGCAAAGAAAGAACCTCCTGTTATTATCAATGTTTCTAGTTATTACATGAACAATCGTGAGATTTTTGTTAACTTTATCAATTCATTGTTTGAACCATACAAAAAAGAATTAGAAAATATGAACGCAAATATTTCCTGTGATACAATTGGCAATAGTAATACAGATGACAAGGGCTTTTCTCTTTTAACTCATCAAAAAATTGTAAGAGATTACATGAATCTGTTTACACCTTATCGTGGTTTATTATTATACTTCGGTTTAGGTACTGGAAAAACTTGCAGTAGTATTGCAATTGCTGAGGGCATGAAGGATACAAAAAAAATTATTATTATGTTACCCGCCTCTTTAAGAACCAATTATATGGAGGAGTTAAAACACTGTGGTGATTCTTTGTATAAGAAAAATCAATACTGGGAGTTCATATCATTGAAATCAAATCCTGAAGCCTTAACAACATTATCCGCCGTTTTGAATTTATCGCAAGATTATATTATAAAACAAAAAGGGGCTTGGTTTGTCAATATTAAAAAACCATCCAATTATGAAGACTTGACATCTATAGAAAAAAAATCATTAGACGATCAATTGAATGAAATGATTCGTAACAAGTATACGTTTATTAATTACAATGGATTGCGTTTAAAACGATTACAAGAATTAACCTCTAATTTCACAAAAAATCTATTTGATAATTCTGTTATTATTATTGATGAAGCTCACAATTTAATCAGTAGAATTGTCAATAAAATCAAAAAAGAAAAGGTTATTCCAGAAAACGAAAGAGGTGAAAAAGAATATTCGCCAAAATTTCTTGCAGTAAAATTGTATGAATATTTAATGAGCGCAAAAAACGCACGTATTGTTCTGCTTACTGGAACACCTATTATCAATTACCCAAATGAATTTGGAATACTTTTCAACATTTTAAGAGGATATATCAAAACCTGGAATTTTCCTTTAAATGTCAAAACAACCAAAAAAATAGATAGAAATTCACTTCAAGAAATGTTACTTGGAGAGAAATCACTAGATTTCCTTGATTATTCACCTTCTAGTAAGATCCTCACTATCACACGTAATCCTTTTGGGTTTAAAAATAAAATTAAAGAGTCAACTGGATACAAGGGGGTTTCTAATGTTAAACGCGACGAATCTGGTAGTAATATTTTTGATAGTGATTTTATAAGCGATGACGACTTTGAAAGAAAAATCATTAGTATTTTAAAAAGAAATGATATTGATGTCATAACAGATGGTATCAAAATAAGAAATCAAAAGGCTCTTCCAGATGATTTTGATTTATTTGAAAATCAATATATTGATAGTGTTACTAAAAAATTGAAAAACGTTGATGCTTTAAAACGTCGTATTATTGGATTATCATCTTATTTTAAAAGTGCACAGGAAAGTTTATTGCCAACATTTAATAAAACTCTGGGAGTTGATTATCATGTTGTTAAGATACCAATGAGCGATTTTCAATTTAAAATTTATGAATCTGCGCGAAGAGAAGAGAGAAAATTAGAAAAGTCATCTAAAAAACCGCAAAAACTAGATGATTTATACAAAGAAGCCACGTCAACCTACAGAATTTTTTCTAGATTATACTGTAATTTTGTCATGAACGATAGACCGCTTCCCATGACCAAAAAGAAGAAAGATGAAGAGGTTCGTGAAGTAGGTGACGTGGGTGAACCTGATAATGACATTACAAAATTATTAAAAGATGCACGTAAAGAAGAAGTCAATGTAGATGTGAATGATGAAAATGAAGGTGAAGAAGAAGGAGATCAAGTTCTTGATAAATTAGGTGGTATTACTTATAAAGAAAGAATTGATGCTGCAATTAAATATATAAAAGACAAATCAAATGATTATTTAACACCAGAGGCTTTGGCGCGTTATAGCCCCAAATTTTTACATATTCTTGATAACATAAAAGATCCTGAATATTTAGGATTACATTTAGTTTATAGTCAATTTAGAACATTGGAAGGCATTGGTCTTTTTAGTCTGGTATTAGAAAAAAATGGTTTTGCTAGATTTAAAATAAAAAAGAATGCTTCCGATATTTGGGAAATTGATATCCCTGAAGCGGATCAGGGGAAACCAACCTATGCTTTATATACCGGTACAGAAACTGTTGAAGAAAAAGAGATAATGCGGCGCATTTATAACGGCGAATGGGATTATATTCCAAGTAATTTGTCAGCGGAATTAAAAAAAATAGCACACAATAATAACATGGGTGAAATTATTAAAGTACTTATGATTACATCGTCCGGATCAGAGGGTATCAATCTTAGAAATACACGATACGTACATATAATGGAACCTTATTGGCATCCTGTTAGAACGGAACAAGTAATTGGGCGTGCACGGCGTATCTGTAGTCACAAGAATTTACCACGCGCACTACAGACAGTTGAAGTATTTGTCTATTTAATGGTATTATCACCCGAGCAATTAAAATCAGATGATGCAATTGAGTTGAAAAGAAAAGATTTATCAAAGGGTGAACCAAAGGTTCCAGTTACAAGTGATCAATTATTGTATGAAATATCTGAAATAAAGGCTAATTTAAGTATGCAATTAACAGATGCTATTAAAGAGTCCGCTTTTGATTGTTTCATTTATTCAAATGGAAAATGTATGAATTTTGGTGATCCTAAAAACACCAAATTTTCATATGTTCCTGATTATGCAAATCAACAAAGTGATATTACTGTAAGAGTTAATAAGAAAAAAATAGAATGGGAGGGAAAACCAATTACTTTAAATGGAATAGAATATGTGTATAGACGAATCAGTCCCAAACAATTAAATATTTATGATAAAAATAGTTATTTACAAGCATTAGAAGATCCTGAGGTAATGCCTGTGCAGATTGGTACATTGGAAATCAATGAAAAAGACGAAAAGGTATTCAAACAATTAGTAACATAATGATATAATGGCTTCTATCATTTCTTTTTCTTCATCAGTTAAAGTATTATAAAATAAATTCAAATCATAATATTTTGATAATATTTTATTGTAACATTTATTTACCTTTGATTTTGTTTTATTTATTATTTTATTAGAATATTCATTGATAACTTTTTTTCTGTCTGCAGAAATATAAATACGTAAAATTGTGTTCCTTAATCTTAAATTATATGCTTTATCTGCAAAAGTATTTAGCATATATAAAAACAAAATGAAAAACATTTGAAATTTCATATTATTTAATTATTTATTAAATATTTGTATAATATTATTTTGTATTATACAAATTTTATTTCAATTTTATATAAAATTATCGTGTGTTGTTTATTTTTATTTATATTTTTGTAAAAATATATCTAGTTTTTCATTTAATGTAGATATTTCTTTTTTTAACTCATCAATTTGCAATTGATAATTAGGAATACCATTGTTTGGTCTAGTATTGTCTGTCGTATTATTTATTTTTTTTAATTTACCAAAAATATTATTTATTTCTTCGTCTTGTTGATAATCTAATTGTATTTTTTCATCTTCCCAACTGATATGTTTATTGTTATTTAAGCTAGTGTTTAAGCCAGTAATGCTGTTAAGTTTCACTAATTTTTCATTTTTAATAGAAGTTTCTTGTGGTTTTAACCAATTTTCATCAACAGAGGAACTACTATTTTTATTTGTATTATTGATTATTTCAATATCATAATTACGTTGTTCTTGTATTCTTTTTATTTCTAATTCAATTTCACTTATCGGTTGATCTAATTCATCGCTAAAATTTGGTACAGGTGGAACTGGTAACGACATAGCATTTGTAAACTCTTCCTGTTTTTGATTTAATTCTTTTTCAAAAAGTGTTTTCCTATCATTTTGAATTTCTTCAAATGTGATTGATTGTTTAACAGGCTCTTCTTGGTGAATTTTTATTTTTCTGTATTGATTCGTTCCAGCTAATTCTTGAGCGTTATTAGTATTCTTTATTTTCATCACATAATTAATTATTAATAAAATATATTTTTTATTCAATTCCATCAAATTATTGCAACTCTTTCTCTCTGTTTCATAAAATTCATTCAAATTTGTTTGAAAAATATGCAAAATTGTTTTAATTTTAATTACCGAATCACATAACTGTTTTATTAATGGTTCATCTATTAAAACTTCCCATAATAATTCAACATTTTCTTTTTCTAAAAATTGATTAATTGACATCTGTTAAAGTTATAAGATATAAATAGTTCCCCTTATAACTTTAAATAATTATTTTTATAATTGATCATTAAAATAAATTTTTCTAAATTTTTCCATGTATTCGTCTTTCAAAATATGTGTTTTTAAATAATGCTCTGTCAATTTGTCTTCTAACATGTGAATAATAAAAAATATACTGTATACACCACATTCTGTGTTACCGTATTGATGCTCTACTGGATGATTTTCATCATAAATAAAATTAATTTTAGGTTTTAATTGTTTTCCTTGTGTTTTTATTCTTTCTACAAATTTCATGATTTCATCTGTTGCTCTGTCCCCTACACTATCAAAGAAGAAGATTTTACCTTTTTTAATGTTAATAAACATGGAAATCCAATGTTTTCCTCTTTTATTGTGGGGATCCGTATTAAATATTATACCAATTTTTGTTTTACCTTCTTTAATTTGTTGTTTCAAATCAAAATTACATAATTCTTCCCATACGCATTCACCATATAATTTCTTTTTATCAAAATCTATTGGTGTTGGGCCTATAAAATCAAAACATTTATGTGCTTTTTCATATTGTTTCATCACTTTTATGATATCAATACTAGACAACCATTCATTAGGATTTGTTTTCCACTCATATGGAGATTCAGGTGCAAAAGAATCTTTAAAATCTTCATCTAGTTTACCAAATTCATGTTTTTGTTTTAACCAACATGATTCTTTGTTACACAAATCACTTAAATAATTTGATAATATTTTATGAATTTCTTTTGTATCATTTGTATTTATTTTTTCATAAGGATGTCGCAAATTCCATTTATCTCTTAATTTAAATAATGTTGTATCTGTATAACAAGTGTAATTTTTGATTTCTTTTTTATCTTTTGGACTACAATTGACTTTATTCAATTCTATTGATCTTGATTTTAAAGTGTGTTTATGATTATGTGGTTGGTTACCTCTCCCTTTTTGATGTCTTTTTTTGTATATTTTATTGGTTTTATTATTTCTAGTTTTACTTTTCTTACTGTATTTTTTATTTGTCATATTAATCTTATTTTATAGTGATATTTTCTTTTTTTTGAATTCCTTTATTTCTTAAAGTTGGTTCTTGCAGATCTATTTCTTTTATTTTTGGTAATATGATTTCTTCTTGTTTTTTCGTTGTTGTTATTTTTACAAATTTTTCTAAACCATTTGGAATTTTTATTGAACGCATAAATAACTTGTCTTTTTCTTTATCATAATTACTATTATTATTATTAATCGTCGCATATGTATTATCATCACAATGGATATCAACAACTGGCTTAAAATCTTTGTACTCTTCTTGTATGATATCATTATTATCTATTATTTTAAAATAATGTATACATGTTTTGATATAGTTATCAAAACTATATTTTATATCTGGGTTTATTTCACTATAATCATCGTCTTTTTTTAAAAGCAGTTCTCTTGTTAAGTTTAATATTCTTTTTCTATAAAATTTTTTATCCTTTTTATTGACAATCCTTTGTTTTTTAAATTCGTGCATTTTTTCATAAACTTCTTTATTGATTAAACAATCTAAAGTTATTTGATTGATTAAATCTTCTGACATTATATAATATTTTATATTAATTATTGTATAATATTACCATTTATTTATTGATATATTTACGCCTTTTAGTTGTTGATTTTTTTGTTTTTTTATATGATTTTTTATGTTTTCTACTTTTTCTACTTTTTCTACTCTTTTTTCTACGTCTTCCGCCTGCCATATTTATCCTATTTGATGTATTTTCTTCTTCATCTTCTTCATCTTCTCTGCGTATTCTTTCTAATTGCTCATCTATATCTAATATAACTGGTGAAAAATTGTAACTGTCCTCCTCTATATGGTACTCATCAAAACAATCACGTCCAGGTGGATTTGCATTATTCAAAGACCGTCTTATCTCTCTATACGTATTAGGATCATGATTACTACCATAATAATAAATAAATGTAGCCCATTTCAGCGGACACCAGTTGTATCTAGTATCTCTTTGATTTGCATTTGCACCAGTTTGCAATACGTGCATAACTTCATTAATATCTTCTCTAATTATAGCATTTACAAGAGGTGTATAATTTCCATTTAAAGCATCATTTATTCTATCCTCTTGTGTTAATATAGAACGACCGCCTTTCATAGTATATACCTATATAATTACCCCGAGTGAAAAGAAAAATATGTGAAATTATGCTAAATCCTTAATTTGGGCGCGTGTAGGATTTGAAAACATGTATGTACCAACTACATTTGGATTTGGGTTAGGATTAAAACAATCAAATTTATCTTGTTTGAACAATAAGTTGTGTTGATTATAATTACTACCTTCACTCATATTTGGGTTAAATGAATAATTATATAAATCGCTATTACTACTTGGAACATAAACAGCTTGACTGCATTTTTGTAACGCATATATTTGATTTCTCAATTCAGATTCGGTGTTAATGTTAGACGCAAAACCAGACCATGGCGATTGTGTGTTTCCTGGATTGAATACAGTATGTGGATTAAAAGTAGGGTATTGATTCATTTTGACATCTAATTCTTTTCTTGGATCTACTATTGGTAAATAAGAATATTTTGTCATTACTGGTCTAACATCTAAATATTGTTGAAGCATTTGAGAAGGAATATTTCTATCATAAATTCTTCTATTTGTAGTATTATGAATTTCTGAAACACATTCTTGATTCATATTGTTAACATTATTTATGTTATTCGTGTTAGGATAGTTCATTTATTTACTATATTATATTATTTTTATTTTATTAATTTATTAAATTATATAAAGATTTGAATTCATGATAACTAACATAGTTACAAATAAAAATGTGTGGCATATTTTGTATCCTAAATGGTGAAAAAAATAATCAACAATTTTATAAAGAACAATTTATCAAAGGAGCTTCTAGAGGACCGGAGGATTCTAAATTTATTTCTTTCCATAATGTTTTTTTAGGGTTTCATAGATTGGCTATTAACGGAATTGATGAAATTTCAAATCAACCTTTTAATATGAATAATATTGTATTAATATGCAATGGTGAAATTTATAACTATAAATATCTATATAAATTGATGGATTTGCAACCTACCACTAATTCTGATTGTGAGGTAATTATTCATTTATATCTAAAATATGGAATGGAACAAACTTTACAAATGTTAGACGGAGTATTTTCTTTTGTATTATATGATTTAAGATTGGAAAAAAACCAAGGAACCAACTTAGATAATTTTATTTATTTTGCTAGAGATCCATATGGTGTGAGACCATTGTATTTATTGAAAAGTGATTATACAATTGGTTGTGCATCTGAAGTAAAATGCTTGAATGAATTTTTGAAAATAGATAAAAAAAGTGGTTGTATTAACAATTTTTCAATTGAACATTTTGAACCAGGAACTTTTTCCACATATAAATTATCTAGTTTGGCATGCTCTAAATGGAAGGCAATAAAAGAAAATCAGCGTTACGTTACACCTTCTTTTTCATATAATTTAAACTATTATAATTCCTATATGGATTCTACAATTGAAACTGAAAAATATGAGAAAAATATCGTTAAATATTTATGTGATGCGGTTAAAAAACGGGCTTTAAATACAGAACGACCTATTGCATGTTTGTTATCAGGAGGACTAGATAGTAGTTTAATAACTGCCTTAGTAAATAATTTTTATAAAATGGAACATGGTCTGGATAAGCAAATAGAAACTTATAGTATTGGTTTAAAAGGGTCTGAAGATGTTAAATATGCTAAAATTGTTGCAGATTATCTTGGAACAAAACATACAGAAATTATTGTAACAGAAAAAGAAATGTTTGATGTTATTCCTGAAGTTATTTATGCTATTGAAAGCTACGATACAACTAGTATTAGAGCTAGTATTGGAAATTATTTGTTAGGGAAATATATTTCCAAAAACAGTAACGCAAAGGTTATATTTAATGGCGATGGTTCTGATGAATTGAGTGGCGGGTATTTGTATATGAAGAATTGCCCGGATTGTATTGAATTTGATTGTGAAACACGACGTCTATTGAAAGACATTCATTTATTTGATGTTTTAAGGTCAGATAAATGTATTTCTTCACATGGTCTAGAACCACGAACACCATTTTTGGATAAAACCTTTGTAAATTATTATTTGTCTATTCCACAAAAAGAACGATTTGAACAGAATAAAATTATTGAAAAATTTTTGATTAGAAATAGTTTTACATATGCAAATTTTGAGGATGTATATGGAAAACAAATATTACCAGATGAAATATTATGGAGAAAAAAAGAGGCGTTTAGCGATGGTGTAAGTAGTAAAGGGCGATCATTGTATGTTATTTTACAAGAGTTTATATCAACTAGTTTGAAACTGGAAAATTATTATGAAGAAAATGTCATTGATAAATATCCTATCAGTATAGAAACTGAAAAACTATATTATAAAAATTTGTTTGATTCTTACTATCCATATTGTGATAACATAGTACCATATTTTTGGATGCCTCTTTATAGTAATGCGACGGATCCTAGTGCTAGAACATTAGATTTATATCACGATAAGAAGAATGCGATTAATGAACATAACATTCATGGTAATGTAAACCCTATATATTATCACAATGTTTGAAATTCAAGCTATACATGTTTTGCGTAAATTTACATTTAGAAGAAATTCATATTAATAAAATATTTTTTATCAATATAAATATATATATCATATTTTTATGTCAAACTTTCTAGGCCAACAAAGATATTTGACACGTTCTTTTCAACCAAATCAACAAATTCGCACACCAGAACCAGGTACAAATCCTTTTTATCGCAAAGACGCTATGGCAAATTATATTACGAGACCAAATGCAAGTAATAGTGGATTTTCAACTGTTTATAAACAGACACCGTCTAATATTAACTATAGTGCAATGAACAGAGGTTACGGTGGAAAGAAATCTAGGAAATCTAGGAAATCCAGAAAATCTAGAAAGTCCAGAAAATCTAGGAAGTCCAGAAAATCTAGAAGACATTAAAATAATAAAAATAATATTTGAATATTTTTATTATTTTTTTTCATTAAAAAAGTCGTATAAATGTTGTAATATTTGCTTGCTTAAAATGGTGTCTATTTTATAATCATTTTCATTTTTTTTTACCACTATAAAAGTAGATGATTTTATATTTTTTTTCGCAAAATCTATAAAATGATTCATTGTTTTTTTATCTATTAATATTTTACCTATATTACTTTCAAAAAAACGTTTATACATCTCATTAAAAGCTAAATCATGTACATAAGGTTTAATATTAATATAATAAATATTATCATGCGTCATTTCAGGATAAAATGTATCATCTAAATAACATATTTCAGCATTTATTGGAAGTTTTGTACAACGTATAAAATCATTATATGTTTTATTGTTTGTAGTTCTGCAAAATTCTATTTGTTTTCCATTTATTTTGAATGCTGTAATTATTTGATCAAATAATTTATATCCTTCTAGTTTGCTTTCAAAATAGGAAATAATATAATTGATCCATTTTCGCGAACCTTGGTTATTTGTATATATCATCAATTTTTGACAACTTTTGGATATTTTTTTATTTTTTAAATATTTAAGTATATTCAAAATATTTGGTCGTAAAAATTCTGGGTATAAATCCATTATGTTATTAAATTCATATTGTCCTATTTCTTTATTCAAGTACTTTGATGCATAAAAGGATAAGCTATCCCAAAATATACCAAATTCAACAAAATATCCTAATGTTTCATCTAAATCAAATACAACAATCTTCATTTAATTAGTATCTTGAATATTGGATAACTATATTATAACAATTTTATAAATTTCACCTATATTTTTAAAATATTTGTATATTTTAGGTAAAACATACAAATATTAAAATAATGAATTCAAAAACGAATATGAATAACAATGATTACATTCAATTATTAAATTATTATAAAATACCTGTACCTAACTCAAAAAAATTAATTAAGGAAGAAGGAGAAAAAATTTTAGCAGTTAAATTATGTAAATGTATTAAAAAAGTAAATGCTAAAAAGATAAATGAACCTAGATCAATTGGTATTTGCACGAAAACAATTTTTAATAGAAAAGGACTCACGCGTGGAAAATTTAAATGCAAGGGGAAACGTTTTGTGAATTTTAATAAAACTAGAAAAATAGACAAAAGGAATAAATGAAAAAATTTGTATACTAGTGGTTACTTGAAAGGCATAACATTTGATATTACATTGTTCAAACTGTAACTAACTATACAAACTATCAATGTCTATTATATAAAATATAATTTTATATAAACTATATTATAATTATAATATAATATATATCACATGTCTAATAAAAATAAATATTATGATGTTATCATAATTGGTTCAGGAATGTCAGGATTATATGCCGCTTATAAAATCAAAAAATTATCGCCTACTACAACGTTCTTAGTTTTAGAAAAATATAAAAAAATATGGATTGGAGGTAGAACAAATAATTATGATTTTTATGGAACTAGTGTAGTTACAGGAGCTGGTATTGGTAGAAATGATACGAACCCACTTTTAATAAAATTGATGAAAGAATTACATGTGCCATTTAAAAAAACTACTTCTATCATGAATTATTCAAAAGTGTTACAACATCATTTAGAATTTGATGTTGTTAAAATCATAGATTTTTTGAAAAAACAATATAATATAAATGCAAAAAAATATAAATCATTTACTTTTAAAGAATTTGCTATAAATATTTTAGGTGAAATTAATTATAAATTATTTACAATTTATTCAGGATATACTGATTACGAAAATGCAGACATTTATGAAACATTATATAATTATGGCATGGATGATAACAAAGGAGGATGGCAAAAATTATATATACCTTGGAAAGAATTAGTACATCATTTGTGCGAGAATATTGAATATAAAAATATCAAATACTCAAACAATGTTGTAGAAGTTACAAAAATAAATGGACGTGGTCTAGCATATAAAGGTGAAAATGAAGTCTGTTTATTTGAAATAAAAACGGAACAAGGAGATGCGTATTATAGTAGTAAAGTAATTGTAGCAACCACAATATCAGGAATAATGAAATTAGTTCCTGGTGCGTCTAACCCAAATAGTTTGTATCATCAAATTCACGGGCAACCTTTTTTGCGATTATATGCAAAATTTGACAGAAAATCTTCTGAATTATTGAAAAAATATATATCTGACTATACTATTGTTCCTGGACCATTACAAAAAATTATACCAATAGATTCATATAAAGGTGTTTATATGATTGCATATAGTGACAATGAAAATGCAGTATTATTGAAAGAACATTTAAAAAATACAATTGAAAATAGAAATTTATATGAAAAATTGATTGAAGAAAGTTTAGGTATACCAAAGGATTCTTTAAAAATTCTTGCTATAAAAGATTTCTATTGGCCAATTGGTACTCATTATTATGAACCTTTACATGGATTTAAAACGCGCGAAGAATTTATTAATAAAGCACAACATCCTATGAATGGTATGTTAGTTGTTGGTGAGGCAGTTAGTAGTTATCAAGGTTGGGTAGAAGGTGCTTTGGAAAGTGTTGATGCAGTGGTTGAAAAAAATTGGATAAAATCTGTTTGTTAAAATAAACAAATCTAAACAATCGTATAATATGTATGACAACCAATTGCAGCGAATGCTAACATAAAGATAGATATTCAAAATAGTGTTATATGTCTATTATCTTTTTTGCAAACATGGTAAAATAAAAAATATTGCTCTATTTTATAGCTATGAAGAGTAATTTTAACTATGAAAATACAGAAATTACCAAGGTTGGTGGTAAAAAAATTGTGCGTAAAGTGAGCATTAAAAATGGTAAAGGTATTAAACTAGTAAGTAAATATCATAAAGGTAAGCATTTAGGGACAGCAAAAAAAACAATTCATAAAGACCATGTTCAAATGATTAGTATTGGTAAATTTGTAAAAGGCTTATTTCGTGATTGTAAGTGTGGAACAAAAATGAAGAATAAAACTCGCAAAAATAGAAAATAAAATGTTTGTAAATTAAACATACTTATCTAAATAATATAAAATAAAATTAAACACTATAAAATAGACCAAATATAATTTCCATATATGATTGAACCATTGATTTACAGTAGTGTAATTGTATGCTTTAAGAATATATGTTCCAATTGCAACTAAAGTAGGTGCTATCATACTCATTAACAATAAACTATATCTTTTTGTAATATTCATTTTATTGGCAATATATAATGAAAAAACATTATACAATCCCATTCCTATAGGTGCATACAAAGTATAATTTTCATAACTATAATTTATCCACTTTTGTTCGGATAAAAATCTTACGGCCAAAAAGTATGGAATAAAAACAAAAAAAGAAGAACCAATAACAAACGCTCTTAAATATTGATTTGCCATTTTACATATATTGTATAAAAAATTTATATATGTAAAATTAATTATTCTAGAACTGGTTCTTCAACTATTTCAACAACTGGTTCTTCAACTGCTTCAACAACTGGTTCTTCAACTACTTCAATAACAGGTTCTTCAACTACTTCAATAACTGGTTCTTCAACTACTTCAATAACTGGTTCTTCAACTACTTCAATAACTGGTTCTTCAACTACTTCAATAACTGGTTCTTCAACTACTTCAATAACTGGT